ACGGGGCACGATGCTATAGCCGACGAGTGCGCAGCGCTTGCGGATACAGAGCCGCTGGCTGTGTTCGACGAGCAGGGCAACAAGCGCTACGACCCCGGCAGCATCGCGTGGCGCAAGAATCAGATCGAAACGCGCTTGAAACTGTTGGCCAAGTGGAACCCGCGCAAATACGGCGACAAGACGGTGCTGGCGGGCGACCCTGATGCCCCGGTGAAGATTGCCGTGGACTTCGTCACGTTCGACGCGATGCTCACCAACATCGAGCTGCTGCGCCACGATGGGCAACCGTCATGATCCACCACACGCCCGAAGGCCGCTGCATGAAGCTGGGCCTTAATTTCCGCAAGGCACCGGGGGGCTTTCTGGCTATATGGGCATGGTACGACTTTGCCACCTACACCGCGACTTCCTACCGCTTCCGTCTGCGCCTGCATATAAGACCGCGCATCTTTTGGTCGGTCAACAAGTGGAATGTCATTGACGACCACTTGTGGAACATTGACTGCGAGTTGGTGCCCCGAGAGGTGCTGGCCGACCTGAAGACGGTGGAAGAGCAGCATCGAGTTGCCGTTACTCCATGGGCAACCTAGCTGAACTGCTACGCGACCCGCAGGTGCGGGCGCAGTACGCCAAGCTGCCCGTTGAGCACCGCGCCGCGTTCGATTGGCGCGCCAAGTGGCTGCTGGCCGCGCACAAGCACCAGCTCGAACCGCTCGGCACGTGGTGGAACATACACTTGATGGTCGCGGGTCGAGGGGCCGGAAAAACCCGGGCGGCCAGTGAGAACCTAGGTTGGTGGGCATGGCAGAACCCCAACACCCGGTGGCTGGTGTCCGCCCCGACATCCAGCGACCTGCGCGCCACCTGCTTCGAGGGCGATAGCGGGCTGCTATCGGTGATCCCCCCGGTGCTTATCAAGGACTACAACAAGTCGCTGCACGAGCTGGTGCTGGTCAACGGCAGCCTGATCAAAGGCATCCCGGCGTCCGAGCCCGAAAGGTTCAGGGGCCCGCAGTTCCACGGCGGGTGGCTGGACGAGCTGGCCGCGTGGGACTACCTGCAGGAGAGCTGGGACATGATCATGTTCGGCATCCGGCTGGGCCAGCGCACCAAGCTGATCTGCTCGACCACGCCCAAGCCCAAGGACGTGGTGCTGGACCTGATCAGCCGCGAGGGCGACGACGTGGTGATCACGCGCGCGTCGACCTACGCCAACATCAAGAACCTAGCCCCGTCGTTCCAGAAGCAGATCCTGCAGTACGAGGGCACCAACCTTGGTCGGCAAGAGATACATGCAGAGATCATTGACCCCGAGGAGGGCGGGATCGTCCAGCGCGACTGGTTCCGGCTGTGGCCTGACGGCAAGCCCTTCCCCAAGTTCGAGTACGTGATCCAGTCCTACGACTGCGGCTACAAGGACAAGGAGGCCAGCGACCCGACCGGCAACATCACGCTGGGCGTGTTCAAGCCGCTGGACGGCGGCATGTGCGTGATGGTGATCGACTGCTGGCAGGAGAAGCTGACCTACCCCGACCTGCGGCCCAAGATCATCGACGAGTACGAGACCGTATACGGCGAGGGGCGCGAGAAGAAACGCGTCGACCTGCTGCTGGTCGAGGACAAGGCGGCGGGCATCTCGCTGATACAGGACCTGCAACGGGCCGGGCTGCCGGTGCGCGGCTACAACCCGGGGCGGGCGGACAAGAGCCAGCGCCTGAGCATCGTGGCCAACATTATCAAGGCCGGGCGCGTCTGGGTGCCGGAGAGCAGCGTGCGCAAGGGCTACGTGCGGGACTGGGCCGAGGGCATGGTCAGCCAGATATGCAGCTTCCCCAACACGGCGCACGACGAGTACGTGGACTGCATCAGCCAAGCTCTGCGCTTCCTGCGCGACGCGGGCTGGATCAGCATCGACTTCCCCAAGGAGTGGGTGGACGAGGACGACTACATTGACGCGGGCCAGCGCAGCCGCGAGAATCCGTACGCCGCGTAGAATGCGGGCCAAACCCTACCTAACCAACCGCCATGACAACTGAGGCGCAATATGACACAGCACAAGAAGGACCATTCTGGCGAGTCCGCCCGCGCTCTATTGAAAAAAATAGCGCAAGAGCTCAAGGACTACGAGAAACGGGCGGGCCCGATACCCAAGATGCACGCGGCCTACCACGAGGCCCAGTTCCGCAACCACCTTCGGATGAGGAAGTCCGCAGCCTGATCCAGACCGGCGCGACGCCATTTCACCGGGCCGCCGACGCCTACACCAGACAAAACCTTGGCCGGGCCTATGCCCCGATTGAGAACAGCGAAAGCTCCCTGCGCAAGCAGGCCCCCATAGGCCGCACTTTTATGCTGGCCACCGAGGGCAGCCCGGAGTACAAGAAGGCCGTCTATGACGCCTATAAGCGCAAGATGCCCAAGCACGTGGGCGATGCCCGCGACTACGACGAGCTGGTAACCAAAGCCTACGGCCATCTGAACCGTGAGACCAAGCAGCAGTTTGACACGCTGCCCCTGAACATGAGTTTTCACCGCAACGGCGAGGGCAACTACAGCTCCAGCAAGGAAATGCTGCGTGACGTGCATGGCAATAAGCACCTGTACGTGTTTCAAGGCGGTGAGCCCCACCCCATGATGAACAACGTCGATCCGGCCACCGGGCTCAACGACACTGAGATGTTCCGGGCGGTCCACGACCTGTACGGCCACGCCTTGCACGGCAACGAGTTTGGACCCAAGGGCGAAGAGAAGGCATGGGCGGCGCACTCCGGCATGTACAGCCCGCTGGCGCAGGCCGCCATGACCACCGAGACTCGTGGACAAAACAGCGTGGTCAACTACACCGGGCTGAACGCTGAGATCAAGCAGCAGGTCCGCAAGCTGGACGAGGCCGCCTACCACGCCATGCGCAGCCGGGACACCGCGCAAGCCCAGCGCTTCCTTGAGCTGAAGAAAGATCTGCTGTCGAACCACTTTACCTACGGCCCGCAGGCACCCGTTTTGCTGCCGCCCGAGATGAACCGGGGCGACTATGCCGGGGGCATTCCGTCCTACATCCGGCACCTGATCAAACCTAAGAACCCGACCAGCGCCGAACTGACCCACTTCAGCAATAGTCCCAGCCTAATCCAGACCGACCCGCGCTATTACGGCACGGGCATCAAGGGCCGGGAAGAACAGCGGCTGTCCGAACCCGGCGCGATCCGCAACCGGACGCACTTCTACGTCGGCAGCCCTGAGCGTGGTGAGCCCGGTCTTGGGTCCCATCGCTACACCGCGCACGCCAGCGACCTGTACGACGTGGCGGCGGACCCCGACAAGCTGCACCGACTGGCCACCGAGCACAACGTCACCCCGTGGACGGCCAAATACAATCAGGGCATCGCTGACCCGCAAACCGCATTTAGCGACCTAGAGCGCATGGCTTACGAACACGGCTACGGTGGCATACTTCAACGCAACACCAGCATGCCCATGGCGGCAGTATTCGGCGCGTTACCGGTACGAAAGGAATCGACGTGAAACTGTCAATTGAACAGATGCTCCAAGAGCTGATGAATCGAACGCAACATCTAAAAGGCGGTGGCCAACCGGATGATGACGATGACGGCAATATTGTTGACAGCCCCCGCGTGGCAGCCGCCAAGGCAGCGCTAGACCCTAAAACCCAGACCGTCAACAACCCCCAGCGCAACGCGTTTCCCGGGATATACAAACGCCCGGACGTGATCGCCAAAGAAGCGGCTGCCCGCGTAGAGCCAGAAGATCCATCGCTCAAGCGTTTGTTCGGCGTCACCCGCGAGGACTTGTTCCAAATGGGCAAGGGCCGTAAGGGTAACCTGCCGGGCACTCTACCCGGTGCCGCCGCCAAGCCACGAGGTTCCGATGCCGCCGCCAAGGTGATGACAACTAGGAACGAGCAGCGCATCCTTGACGTGTTAGGGGAGGCCGAGAAGCACCACGCGCTGATCCAAGGCATGGACCCGTGGTACATCATGGACCCGGCCTTCCAGCGCATGGCGCAGCTCATTGGCAAAGACAACGCCATACGCGAGTACGACAAGCTCAATCACTTGATGGGCATGGCATCCCCGGCCAGCGAGGTCATGACCGAGATTCCACGTGGAACAGCGGCCTACATGATGAGCACGCAAGGGCGCTTTGCCGATTTTCTGAAGCACGCCGGTAAAGCCGAGAACAAACGCACCCGCAGGTTTCCGGCAGACATCCGCAACGTGCCCGGCCATGCTTACCACAAGACCGCCCAAGCCGGACCGATGGACAAGTACCTGACATCTGGTCAGATGACCATGAAAACGCCCAAGGTGCCGCTCTACATCCAATCCAGCGGCGTACCTGAGACCGGTTTCCAAACAGCAACTCCTGTTGGTGATGCGCACTGGAGCCGTGGCGTTGGCTTGGCCGACACCCGCAACCGCAAAATGGTCAAGGGCCGAGAGGCAATCCCCGGGGCGAGTGTTACCAACCCTGAGATGACCTTGCTTGCGCCGTGGTGGCGTGAACAGATCGCCGCCAAGCTCGGCCTTGAGGCTGGCCCGGCGCAAGGACGCGCATGGGGCACGTTTGCACCGCAGACCGGCGTGGACACACCAATTGGCGCGGGCAAGCTAGAGCTGCTGGCCCGCAACATCATGATGACCGCGCATCGCCTTGGCGTAACACCTGAGACCGCCCGCGACATGCTGTTGACCGGCAAAGCCTATGCTGGCAAAGCAGAGGGCGGAGCCGTTGGATATGCCGACGGCGGCGCGGTCGAGCCCGACAAGGACACCATGCTGGCCAGCCTGATGCTGCGCAAGGCACCCAACTTGATGAACATCAAGGACGTCGGCGTCAATGAGGCACCCGACCTGCCCGTAAAGGCGTTTGTGTCGCCCAACGGTGGCAACGGCGAGGGCCTGCCCATCGGCGGCGTGGATTTCCAGCCTTTGACGCCCGGCAACCAGATGATGCCCATGCCTCAGCCGCAGGGTGGCTTGCCGCTACCGCCCGGGCAGCCGCCCATGCCACCGCAGGGCGGTATGCCGCCCCCCGGAGCGCCCGGCGCACCGCCACCAAGGCCCAACCAGCCCCAGAGCAACATCCTCGCCATGACGCCCCAAGGCCAAGCCATGCAGGCCATGCGGCCCAACCCACAGGCCATGCCGCAGCAGCCCGGACCGACCATGCCCAAGATGGCTGAGGGCGGCCAGCCCCCGGTTGAGGAGATGCGCAAAGCCATCACCAATAAAATAAAAATAAGCAAGACCGCGCCAAGAACATGGGCCGGGACTGGGTTTGGCGATAAAGGCGCAAGTTACGGAATTGAATCCCACCCGCATTTAATGGTAATCAGAGAATCCCACGGGTGGACTGCACGCGATCCCAACACCAAACAAAAATGGTTTGGCGAAGACAAAAATGAATTAGAGAATGAATTGAACAAGCATTTTGATTCAAACAAAATGAAGCGTGGCGG